ATGCGTGCTCGTTTCGATTCACAATCAGGCAGCGAAGCTCTTTACGACGAAGCTCTTACAAACTTCTCTAAATCTCGTGCTGGTAATACCCTGTCTCGTTTTGTAAGAGACCAATCTGGTGCAGGTGTTACTGTAGGCCAAGTAGGTACCGATCCTACTGCACGTGCCTCAGCTAACGGCTACACAGTTGCTACTGGTATGACAACTGCACAAGCAGAAGCACTCGGCGATGCTACCAACAATGGCTTCCAGCAAATGGCATTCTCAATCGAGAAAGTTTCTGTAACTGCTGTATCACGTGCTCTGAAGGCCGAATACACAATGGAACTGGCTCAGGATCTGAAAGCTGTCCATGGTCTGGATGCAGAAACAGAACTGGCAAATATCCTGTCAGCAGAAATTCTGGCTGAAATCAACAGAGAAGTTGTTCGTACTGTTAACTACACCGCTACAGCTGGTGCACAAGACAATACTGCAGTTGCTGGTACGTTTAACCTGGATATCGACTCTAATGGTCGTTGGGCTGTTGAGCGTTTCAAAGGTATGATCTTCCAGATCGAGCGTGAAGCTAACCGTATCGCTAAAGACACCCGACGTGGGAAAGGTAATATCCTGATCTGTTCTTCTGACGTTGCTTCTGCACTTCAGATGGCAGGTGTCTTGGATTATACTCCTGCTCTGTCTGCTAACCTGCAAGTCGATGATACAGGTAATACTTTTGCCGGTGTCTTGAATGGTCGCATCCGAGTATACATTGACCCATACTTCGCTAGTGCTTCAGGCAACCAGTACTTCACTGTTGGTTACCGAGGTTCAAGTGCTTTCGATGCTGGTCTGTTCTATTGCCCATACGTGCCGTTGCAAATGGTTCGTGCGGTTGGCGAAAATACATTCCAGCCAAAAATCGGCTTCAAGACTCGTTACGGCATGGTTGCTAACCCGTTTGCTAAGGGTGCAACAGCTGGTAACGGTGCTATATCGTTCGCCGATAAGAACGTGTACTACAGACTGGTAAACGTATCCAATCTGATGTAATAATAAAAAGATCTGATTTATCAGACATTTTAAAGGAGCCTTCGGGCTCCTTTTTTTTATAGATAAATAATAGTAGAGGTAATTCATATGAGCATTATTGATTCACAACCAACAAATAAAAACATGTTGTCTGCTACTGGTTTCAAGTTCACTTTGAACAGAGCACCTTCTATTAGTTATTTTACATACAGTGCGCCTATTCCCTCAATTTCACTGGCTGAGCTTGAAATAGCTAATCCTTTCATAAGTATTCCATATCCTGGTGATAAGGTCAGATATGATTCACTTGCACTCAGGTTTAGGGTAGATGAGGATTTAAAAAACTATCTTGAAATACATAACTGGATGGTATCTATAGGCGTTCCCGAATCTTTCAGCCAATCCCGTCACAGGGGAGATAGATCTGAATCTTTTAAAAATAATGGAATCTATTCAGATGGATCGCTCGTTATATTGACAAGTAATCAAAATGCAAACCTACGTATTAATTTTGAAGATTTGTTTCCTGCATCATTATCTGAGTTGACGTTCGATGCGTCAATAGCTGATGTTGAATATCTTGAAGCAACAGTAACCTTCAGATACAAATTATACACCATAGAAAAAATATAATTAGATAAAGTCTTTATTTTACACTATGAGTTGATTTTTATCGGTTTTGTTAGTATACTGTACATACATAATTTATAGGTGATATGATGATAGTTGAACAAATAGCAGATATGTGGATACAGGATGCAAAAATAGATGATGTGGATCTTGATACCGAAAGTCTCAAAATACCATCACTTCATGCCAAGTATCTTAAAATGCTGTATCAAGAAAAGCTTAAACTCAAAAGTTTTCTGTTAAGAAAGAAAACACTATCTCATCTTTTATCCGAATACTATAGAGGAGATTTGAATAGTCCCGAAGATCTCAAAGAGATTCAACGGGAACCGTGGAGACGTACTGTATTGAAGCAAGACATAGCTAGCTATGTAGACAGTGACAGTGAGATGATAAAACTCTTGACAAAGATTTCGTACCAAGAGGAAGTCGTTATGTTGTTAGAAGATATTATAAAAAATATTAACAACAGAGGTTTTCAAATAAAAAACGGTATTGACTGGCGCAAACTTACAAACTTCGGTTTATAGAGAATTGATTACATTATCTAAAGTGAATGAAACATATATTAAAGTGGACTGCTCTAACGGAATAAAAAAAGAGTTAAGTGATTTCTTTTCTTTTTTTGCTCCTGGGTATAAATTCATGCCACTGTACAAAAACAAAATATGGGACGGAAAGATAAGATTATTTGAAAGCAATTCAACAATATATCTTGGATTGCTTTCTTACTTAACAGCCTTCTGTAAAGATAGAGATTATGATCTAGCTATACAAGACAACCTCGATTATTCGAATGAATGCTCGGTAGTAGAAGTACAAGATTTTGCAAAATCGATAGGATGTACTCTTACACCTAGGGACTATCAACTTGAGGCTGTCGCTCACTGCATAAGATTGAACAGGGCTTTAGTATTATCGCCCACCGCTTCAGGCAAATCGCTAATCATTTATTTGCTTACTCAATTTTACCAAGAACATAAAACATTGATTGTCGTACCAACAGTTTCATTGGTTCATCAATTGGCTGGTGATTTTAAAGGGTATGGATATAACAAACAATGTAAATTAATTACTGCAGGAATTGATAAAAACAATATTGAAGAAGATATTGTTGTCACTACATGGCAGTCTGTATACAATATGCCTAAGGAATGGTTCAGCCAATTTGGTGTTGTTATAGGTGATGAAGCTCACTTGTTCAAAGCTAAATCTCTTACCCAGATAATGACTAAATTGACCGACTGCAAGTACAGGTTTGGTTTCACAGGAACACTGGATGGAGCAGAGGCTCATAAACTTGTCTTGGAAGGATTGTTCGGTCAAACAAAATCATTTGTAAGTACAAAGGATCTAATAGACTCGGGTACAGTAGCCGATTTAAAAATAAAAATATTGGTGCTCAAATACTCAGATGAAATAAGTAAGATGGTATGCAAGTTAGATTTTCAAGATGAGATGGATTTCCTTGTCAGGCATCAAAAGAGAAACAATTTTATAAACAATCTCGTCCAATCGTTGAATGGTAATACTCTGGTATTGTTTCAGTATGTAGAAAAACATGGAAAAGATTTGCATGCTTTAATAGAAAGCAAAATAAAGAATGGCAGAAAAATATTCTTTGTTTCAGGCGGTACGGATGCTGAAACCCGCGAAAGCATAAGAGACATAACCGAGAAAGAAAGTGACGCAGTAATAGTAGCATCGTATGGTACATTCAGCACAGGAATTAATATTAAGAAATTGCACAACATCGTATTCGCTTCCCCTTCGAAATCAAGAATACGTAACCTACAATCAATAGGAAGAGGATTGAGGAAAACTGAAGGCAAAGCAACCTGTGTACTTTACGACATTGCAGACAATCTTCAATACAAGCAAATTGTCAACACTACCCTGAGACATTTGCATGAAAGAGTAAAAATATATAACGAGGAACAATTTAATTACAAAATTTATAAAATAATTCTGGAGTAGTGTATGAATAGCGAAGTAAGAATTATAAAACTTGTTACTGGTGAAACTGTAATATGTTACGTTGGGGAACCAACTGATCTTGAGTACACTACCATGGTCCATCCATTAATTTTCAATACAATGTATAAGCAAACAGGTGAGGTATCGATCGTAGCTACCAAGTGGTTGGAAAGTGAATCGCATATGCACACAATACAAAATCACAACATCATTATATCAACCAAAGCTTCGGAAATGATAACAGAATTGTATATCAGTAGCGTGGAAGAAATGATAGAATCAGATCTTGAAGAGGCGGATGAAGATGACGGATTTGCCCAAGGAGATTTTTCCAATCAACAGGAGCAAGATGAGGATGAAGTGATAACGTATCACTAGTTGATTAATGTCTATATGTATGGTATAATATTTTTATTTTAAAGGTGTATTATGGTTAAAGCGAAGAAAAAAGTTAAGCAAGAATATGTAAACAATAAGGATTTTCTTGCTGCCCTCATAACCTACAGCGACTCGGTTAAGCAGGCTAGTGAGCAGGGTACTGGTCGTCCACGGGTACCCAACTACATAGGTGAATGTATAATGAAGATATCTACTCACCTTGCCCGTAAACCCAACTTCATCAACTATACATTTAAAGATGAGATGATCGCCGATGGTATAGAGAATTGTCTGCAATACATTGACAACTTTGATGCAAACAAATCTTCCAATCCTTTTGCCTACTTTACACAAATAATTTGGTTTGCCTTCATTCGTCGTATCCAGAAAGAGAAGCAAGTGTTGTACACCAAGTACAAATTAACACAGCACGTCAATCTTATGAACATATCCTCTGACTCACAAGATCACGACAGCGATGTAGACTTCAATGACAACATTAAAATGAGTGAGTGGTCGGAAGAATACATGAATACCTTCATGGAAGATTTCGAAGAAAATAAACGTAAAAAAGTAAAGAAACGTGAGAACATCCTACAATGAAATTAGCTTTAATAACTGACTTACATTTTGGCGTAAGAAATGACAACACAGCCTTTGCTGATCATCAGGAGAAGTTCTACTCCAACGTGTTCTTTCCCTATCTCAAGGAACACAATATAGACACAATTGTAGATCTTGGTGATACATTTGATAGAAGAAAATTCATCAACTTTGTTTCTTTGGATAGAGCAAAGAAAATGTTTTTTGATCCAATAGAAAAAAATAACTACACGCTTCATACACTTGTAGGAAATCACGATTCGTTTTACAGAAACACGCTTGAAATCAATTCAATGAATCTTCTAACTGATAGTTATAGAAACATTCATATATACGAAAACGCTGAGGTTGTGCAATTTGATGACATTAATATCATTATGGTGCCTTGGATATGTGCCAGCAACGAACAAGTAATATTTGAACTTTGTGCACAAACTGATGCACCTGTTCTTTTCGGACATCTTGAGCTTGCAGGATATCAAATGTACAAAGGTCAATCAATACATCATGGCATGAGTGACGATTGGTTGCAACGATTCGACATCGTATGTTCTGGTCACTATCACACGAAGACGACGACAGGTTGTGTTAATTATCTTGGATGTCCATATGAGATGACGTGGTCCGATTACAATGATCCCAAGGGGTTTCATATTTTCGATACTACCACAAGGGAGTTAACATTCGTTGTAAATCCCTATAAGATGTTCTATAAGATACACTACAACGATCAAAACAAAACAATGGAGGAAGTTCTCAACCAAGATTTTTCTGAATTCAAAGGAGCCAATGTTAAGGTTATTATTGTACAAAAAACGAATCCTTATTGGTTTGATTTGTACATTGAGAAACTTGAGAAGTCAGGACCAATACACGTTCAGGTTGTTGAAGATCATTTAAATCTCAATCTTGAATCGAACGAAGATATTGTGAACGAGGCTGAAGACACTCTCACAATCCTGCACAAGTATGTTGACGCTTTGGACATTGGCATTAATAAAGACAAAGTTGAAACGGTCATAAAAGATCTGTATACTGAAGCTCTCTCCATAAGTTAATACTCTGGTACACCACAATATGATAATTTTTAAATATTTGAGATGGAAAAACTTTCTCAGTACGGGCAATGTTTTTACTGAAATAAAACTTGACAAGGATAAAACCAGTTTAATTATTGGTGAAAACGGAGCTGGTAAATCTACAATACTGGATGCTCTTTCCTTCTCCCTGTATGGAAAACCTTTTCGTAAAATAAACAAAAAGCAATTGATCAATTCTATCAACAGCAAAGAAGCTGTTGTGGAAGTTGAGTTTTCTATTGGAACACATGAGTATAAAATAAGTCGTAGTATGACAAAGTACGGCACATCGAAATTTGAGATATACAAAGACGATGAGCTTATTAATCAAGACGCAGCTGCTAAAGACTATCAGGAGATGCTTGAGAAAAATATTCTTAAGTTGAACCACAAGTCGTTTAGTCAGATTGTAGTTTTAGGCAACAGTACGTTTGTACCCTTCATGCAGCTTACTACACAGCATCGCCGAGAAGTTATTGAGGACTTGCTTGATATTCAAATATTCTCAACAATGAACAATTTGTTGAAAGATAAGATGGCAGAGAATAAGACCTCGCTTGTGCAGATTGATTACTCAATCAACCTTGCTCAGCAAAAAATTGAGATGCACAAAAGCTACATTGAAGAGACAAACACGAATATAGAAAAAAGAATTAATGAAAGCAATATAAAAATTGTGAAAGCTCAACAAGAAATTGCGCAAGAAAATGAATTGATAAAATCATTGCAGGAACAAGTAACGCAGCTTCAAAGCAACGACTTGAACATAACAGCACTGAGAACGAAAAGAAAAAAGTTAGAGCAATTTGATTACAAACTTCAAGATAAGATTAAAAAAATATCTGACGAAATACTCTTCTACAAGCAAAACGATGATTGCCCTACATGCAAGCAAAACATGGATACAACTTTCAAGAATGGAATTATTGAACAGAAGCATACTTGTCTAACAGAAACGAACGAAGGTGTATTGAAGCTGAACCAAGAGTATGAAAAAATAGACGTCCAGATAGAGGAAGTGTTGACAACGCTAGATGAAATATCTACAATTCAACGTGAAATTACAATACACAATGCACACATAAACTCTCTGTCGCTACTTGTCAAATCAATACAAGAAGACATTGAAAAAACAAATAATCATGAGAGAGACAACACTCAGAAAAATATATTGTTGAACACTCTTGAAGAAGAATTGAAAACAAATCGTAATACAAAAGAACACCTACTTGAACAAAGAGGCGTACTTGATGTATCTTCTTTGATACTAAAAGACACGGGTATCAAAACAAGAATTATTAAACAGTACACTCCTATAATGAATAAGCTGATCAACAAGTACCTTGCATCAATGGAATTCTTTGTACAGTTTGAGTTAGATGAAAACTTTAATGAAACTATTAAATCCAGATTCAGAGATGACTTTAGCTATGAATCGTTTTCAGAAGGTGAGAAAATGAGAATCGATTTGGCACTTTTGTTTACGTGGCGAGCAATCGCAAAATTACGTAACAGTGTAAGTACCAATTTGCTTATAATGGATGAGGTGTTTGATTCCTCTCTTGATACAACAGGCACTGATGAATTCATGAAAATATTGAATGAGTTTTCAACCGATACAAATGTTTTTATTATCTCGCACAAAGGTGATCAGCTAATGGACAAATTTCAAAATACGATTCGTTTTGAAAAAGTTAAAAACTTCAGTAGAATAGCATTATGATATACGATCTTGTAGATGGCAACAGCGTTATACTCAAACAAGAATGTGTTAACTTCAACTTCTCAGATCCGCCAGTAGATCCCAAACAACTGGCGGAAAACTTAAAAGAATCAATGATACATCATCGTGGCATTGGTCTGTCTGCATGCCAAGTTGGTCTGCCTTGGTGTGTATTTGCTGTCGGTGATCCACGTGATCCCGATAACATCACTGTTATGTTCAATCCTAAAATAGTACACTATTCTGACGAATGTGTATTAATTGAAGAAGGGTGCTTGTCTTATCCTGGTTTGTTTATTAAGATTAAGAGATCAAATTCTATAAGAATTCGTTTTAGCGATGCAGACAATGAAATACATACTAGGGTGTATGATGGTATTCCAGCCAGGGCTATCCAGCATGAGTACGATCATTTAAATGGAATAACATACCAACAACGATGCAATTCTTTTTACCTAGATCAAGCTAAACGTCAGAAAAAAAAGCTTGACAAAAAGAGAAAAAGCAACTATAATGATGCTAAGTAAGTCGATATACCAACCTTTATACAATGTAGCGTCAGGAGATGACCGTGGCAAGTAATACGCCTAGTAAATATTATTATTCTGAAATCTTTAACTCCATACAGGGCGAGGGACACTACACTGGTGTACCAACTGCATGGCTTCGGTTTTTTCTTTGCAATCTGCAATGTAATGGATTTGGTCAATCGGATCCCACAGATCCTAGTAAATACGTTCTTCCGTATGAACAATTTGATGCTAACTCTATCAGTGTAATAGAGGAATTGCCCGTATGGGAATATGGCTGTGACTCATCTTACTCGTGGGCAAAGAAATTCAAACATCTTCAACACGTACAGCCACCGGCCGTAATTGCTCAACGTATCCGCGATTCATTTACCAATGAATTCAATGACGGCAAGTGGAAAGACAGGCACATGTGCTTTACTGGAGGTGAGCCTCTGATGAAACATGCACAAGATTGCACTGTGGCAGTAATGAAACATTGGATAGAAGAAGGCGACTATCCTAAGTTTGTTACAATAGAAACAAATGGTACTCAGCCACTGACACCAGATTTCATTAGCTTCTTTGAGGAGTATATTGAAAAATGGGGAGGTGAATTGTTCTTCTCTGTTAGTCCAAAGCTTTGGACAGTGGCAGGCGAGAAAGCAAGCAGAGCAATAAAACCCGAAGTCATTGCCCAGTACAATGAGCATTTTAGATTTGGTCAGCTAAAATTTGTACTTGGACCTAAGAAAGAACAATGGCAAGAGTTAGAAACAGTGCTGCAATCTATTCGACAGAATGTTGATTGGCCAGTGTGGATTATGCCGGTAGGAGCCACAGTAGAAGGTCAGAAACTTGTTGATGGCGATGTAGCCACAATGGCCCAGATTAGGGGATATAACGTATCAGCCAGAGTACATACGTATCTTTGGGGAAACACAGTAGGAGTATAATATGAAATTTAAAAGCACTAAATCTTTTTACAATCTGCCTGTTGCTCATATGCAATGGTTTGATAGAGACAAGGATGGATATCCTGGACCGTGTGCTAAGTGGCATGGTTATGATCGATCTGTTCACTTTGAATTTACGGGCGATGTAGATATTCATGGCTGGATTGTTGGCTTTGGTGATCTCAAGCCAGTAAGAGAATTTTTGGAATATTACTTTGACCACACAGCATTAGCTGGTGCCGATGATCCTCGATTGGAACAAATATACCAAGCCCATATAGATGGGTTAGTAGACTTACGAGTAATGCCTTACGGTGTCTCCATGGAAATGAGTGCCTTGTTTATATGGGAACAGGTGAATCCATTCATCTATGATTTGACAGAAGGTCGAGTATATGTGTCTAAAGTAGAATGCAGGGAACACGAAAAGAACTCAGCTTTCATTGAAGTTGGTAAGAAGACTGCTCACAAACAAGGAAAAAGCGCCACGCAAATCCTTGCAAAGGTAGGCAATTGGAATAACTTTGTACTTCCTCAAGAAGCTGTTGCCAGATATAACGAATAACTCAAAAAATCAATTATTATATATAGCGGCGTTGGTGCACATACCAACCCCTCTCATTAAATCACAAAGGATAAAATTTAAATATGAACGCTGGTTCTGGTATTTCTAAAAGAAGAATGACATGGATATTAGTACGTCAACTATTTGTTAGTGTATTAATAGTTGCCTTACCAATCATTATCGTATATAATAGTAGTGTAATATAAGTACTTATGTATGGTACTGTTAATAAGTTATTGGGCCAGGAAGGCCAATATACACCGAGTATTCTGTGTGGTGTAGTGAATTATATTCATTTTTGACACAGCCAAGATAAACTGCCCTTGCTCACTCTTCCGCAGTCAAATAAACTGAAGAGGAATAAAAATGTCTTACGATAAGAATAAAACTTGCGATAAAACTGGTATGGATGTTAATGAATACCTTCGAAGCATCGGACTCCAAACACCTTTGACAGAAAAAGTGTTTGTATCAGATGATGAGAAGATTCAAAAAATTATCAGTTTGATGACACAAGTGATGGAAACACTCGGTCTCGATCTGAGTGACGATTCGCTTAATGAAACTCCAAAGCGAGTTGCTAAAATGTATGTGAAGGAATTGATGTATGGGCTGCGTCCAGACAACTTTCCTAAATGTACCACAGTAGAAAATAAATTTAAATTCAACGAAGAGTTTGTACTTGTTAAGGGAATGGAGACACATAGTCTCTGTGAACACCACCTTGTGTATTTTGGTGGCAAGAGCAATTCAGAATTAGGAAATGGTATTTCTATTGCGTATTGTCCTAAAGAGGGTGGCAAGGTACTGGGGCTGAGTAAGCTCTCACGTATTGTCGATTACTTTGCTCGTCGTCCTCAAATTCAAGAACGTCTCACTCAACAAATTGCACATGCTGTTTCTTTCATTACGGGAACAGATGATGTTATTGTACATGCTGAGGCTACACACTTCTGTATGAGTACTCGTGGTCGGAGAGATCCAGGTGCTAAAACAGAAACACTTTGTGCACTAGGTCGTTTTGGTGTACCCAATTCCAGTATTCGTAAAGAATTTCTGGCTGCAATTAAAAATTAAATTGAGATTATATTATGAGTGAGCGACAGACAACAGAATGGACTGAAAAAGCTGAAGGCGCGTTTGGGGCCTCAGGAGCCAAGGGTGATCAAGGGGAAGAGTTTCTATGTGAGGTGTTCGATGCGTGGGGGTGGGAATATGAAGCCCATCCCTCATCATTTGACCATCAAATCCAAGGCATAGATATTTCGTTCCGCAAACCATCGTGGAGTAGTTTCTACACTGCTGATGTTAAATCAAATCTAAATCAATATGGTTCATTTCTCGTTGACACCAATGATGATGGTTGGTTGTTCAATGAAAAAAAGACAAGCGACCGATTGTGGCATGTTAATCCTGCCACAGGCTGGATGGCTTGGTATAACCGTGAGGATATGAAGAAGTATATTGAATCACAGGGTAAGCGTAACACTGGCCTATTTCCAATAGCAGTCAAAGACAAACATGCCTTCATTATACGTCGACAATATAATGCCAATGCAAAGATTGAAAAAACAGCAGATGTTACCCATTGAGAAATTTACATGATATTGAACACAACATATATTAAAGTTCGAACCCAGTTCGAAGGATTTCACCACTATCCAAATGCAGGATCGATAGATAATCGTATTCAGTTTTTGGAAAATGAACATCGCCATATATTCAAAGTAGAAGTGAAGATTTCTGTCAACCATCTGGATCGTGAACTGGAATTCTTCTTGGTTAAATGGGCTCTCAATGAGTTCATTCAAGATGGAAATCAGAATCACAAATCCTGTGAGATGATTGCTACAGATATATTGTGGAATCATTTACTGCCAAGGTATGGTGAACGATATTACGAAATTGTAGTATCGGAGGATGGCGAATCAGATGGAATCGTTGAGTATAAACCTTATGCCAATATGGAAGAAGTTTTATGATTAATTTTTGTCACATAGCTCCCACACCCCATTTGAATTTAACAACAGACAACGGTGCCCACCTGTTACTTGCTCATCTTGTTGAAGAGGATGAGCAATATGTGGAATACTATGCCAGCCTAAAGGACGGTAAAACAAAAATACTGGATAACAGTGCTTTTGAACGCTTCAAGGCTGGATTAGACATGTATCCATCAGAAAAGCTAATTGAAATGGGCAAACGTGTCAATGCTGACATTATAGTGATGTCTGATTACCCCAAACAGAAATCTGCAGTTACAATTGCAGCAGCCCGTAAGTTGAACGAGGAATTTGCAGACTATGGTTTCTGGTCCTTCTTTGTACCTCAATCAGAACTTGGAGATATAGAGGATTACATTCAGGCTGTAGACTGGGCACTGGACATGCCTAATATCAGATTGATCGGTTTGTCAATTTTAGGATGTCCCATTGCTCTTGGTTTAGACGAATCTCCATCTGGTGCAAGGTCAGACGCATATAAGATGCAACGATTCCTCTCTCGATGGAGAATTCTTCAGATATTGAAAGAAAGAGGTATTCTTGACCACCGTGCCATTAAGAGGTTTCATTGCCTCGGTATGGTCGATGGTCCTAATGAAATTTCACTTCTCGAGCCATATCACGAGTACATATCATCGTGGGATTCGTCAGCAGCTGTATGGGCTGGTTTAAATGGCATATCATTTGACAATAGTCCAACCGGTCTGATTAATGGCAAGTATGAAAAAGAAGTGGACTTTGATTGCCATATTGGTGATAATAGATTGCTGGATATGGCAACTTATAACATCAACTATATTAACTACCTGTGTAACAAGACATGACAAGATCTATTGCAATATGTGGATTCAAGGGATGTGGTAAAGATTATGCAGGAAAAATAATCTCAGGTAGATTTAACCATCTACCTGTTGCTTTTGCCGATCCTATTAAAGAAGTTATTATCAATACCTATCATTTGACTGGTGTTGAGGAGTATGATGCATTTAAAAGAATGGATCATCGAATAATGGGCAGGGATGTAAGTGGAAGAAGAATAGTAAGAGAGACGGGCATGGCAATGCGTGATGTCAACAACAATTTTGCAACTGAATACGTATCCAGTTATCAGGTACCTGTTGTTGTTACAGATCTACGCTTTCAAAATGAATTATCTTTTTGTAAGATGCATAACATGGTAATTGTTAAAATATTGGGTGGTAATTCAGATGATCATGTTAGCGAGCAGGGTATTGATTCGAATGACTGTGACATTGTTATACCAAACAATTTTGACTCGTCCTTTAGTGAAACATTAATAACACAGCTAGGAAGGTATATATTATGAAGCATATTATGGGACCTAATTCCAGGTCATCTTTAACTAAGGTACAGGAAGGAGACTCACAACCCAATGCAGTGGATTTACGCATTGGGTCTGTGTATTATATCACTAACGAGCTTTTCGAAATAAGCGACAGTCATAAAAGGCATCGTGCACATGGTATTGAAATACATCCAGACGATGATGGTTATTTTAATTTGATGCCCGGTAGTTATGAAGTTGTTATGCAAAATGTAATAGACGTTGGACAAGGCGAAGCGGGTTTTGTTATTACAAGATCTACATTGAACAGGAATGGTTTGTTTCTCACATCAGGCCTTTATGACACAGGCTACAAAGGAGTAATGGCTGGAGTACTACATGTCAACTGTGGTCCTGCTCGTATTCAAAAGGGTACACGGATTGGTCAATACTTGAGCTTTGATGCTGAGGCTATTGGATTGTATGATGGCGATTATGGCATCAATAAAAAACACGATGAAAAATATGCAGCTGAGGTATAATTATGTCGCAAGTAGAAATTAAAATAAGTTCGGAAGAATTACGTAAAAGAAAAATTATGATTGCAACTCCAATGTACGGTGGGCAGTGTACAGGGATATACACCAAGTCTGCTACCGATCTTGCCTCTATGGCTCATCAGTATGGTGTGAAGCTAAGTTTCTTCTTTCTCTTTAACGAGTCGTTGATTACAAGGGCTCGTAATTATCTCGTAGATGAGTTCATGCGATCTGACTATACACATTTAATGTTTATTGATAGTGATATAGGTTTTGATCCTACCGATGTTCTGGCAATGGCTGCAATTGCTGAACCAGGTACTGATAAAGAAATTATCTGCGGACCTTATCCGAAAAAAGCTATTGCTTGGGAAAAGGTTAAACGTGCTGTCGACAAAGGCTTTGCTGATGAAGATCCTAACGTTCTTGAAAAATATGTTGGTGACTATGTGTTCAATCCTGTCTCAGGAAGTGGCAATATAAGGATTGATAAGCCCGCTGAAGTACTTGAGGGTGGCACAGGGTTTATGATGATTCAACGAAGTGCTTTTGAAAAATATGCAGAGGCTTATCCTGAGTTTCTCTATAAGCCTGACCATGTACGTACTAAGCACTTCGATGGTACTCGTGAGATCATGGCATATTTTGATTGTGTAATTGATCCTGAATCAAAGCGATACTTGTCCGAAGACTATATGTTCTGTCAGTGGTCTCGAAAGGCAGGAATAAAAGTGTGGATGTGTCCGTGGATGAAACTTACTCACATGGGTTCCTATATGTTCAGTGGTAGTCTTGCTGATCTGGCTGAAGTGGGAGCAAGTGCTACTGTAGGGAAAGATTTTAAGAAAGCTAATTAACTTGAGAATTATATTATGAAGATAGGACAAAAGACGATATCGTTATTGAAGAATTTCTCTTCTATAAACCAGTCATTGTACGTTGCACGCGGTAATGTGTTACGTACAATGTCTGAAATGAAATCAGTAATTGCGGAAGTAGAAGTGCAAGAAATGTTTCCGCAAGATTTCTGCATATACAACTTGAATCAGTTTCTGGGTGTTATAAGTCTGTTCGAGGAACCTGATCTTGAGTTTGAGACATCATATGTATGTGTCAAAGGCAACAACGGATCAAGTAGCAAGTATTTCTATGCTGATAAAGCTACTATCAGATCGATCCCTCCTGATAAAACTTTCGTTCTTCCTGATGTTGTGGTGGAGTTCAGTGTTTCCGAAAATGTGATAAAAAGTATTATGCAAGCAGCTAATGTATTGCAGCTACCTGAGATTGCAATTGTAGGAGATGGTAGTACGATTTCAATTCAAACTACTAATGTGAAAAACAACACCAGTAACTCGTTCCACTACAACGTTGGGGAATCAACAAAGAAATTCAAAATGGTATTCAAAGTAGAGAACATTAAAATGATGGCAGGTAGCTATCAGGTCTCTATTAGTAGTAAAAAAATTACACAATTCAAATCAGCAGATAGTACGCTTGTGTATACCATTGTAAATGAGGCTCTCTCTACATACGAGGGCTAATGTGAGGTTTATATTATGTCTGAATTCCTTTGGTCGGAAAAATATCGTCCTAGAAAAATAAGCGACTGTATTCTACCTAGTAACTTAAAACAAACGTTTCAAGAGTTTGTTGATAAAGGTAAGGTACCTAATCTACTACTCAGTGGTGGACCTGGTGTTGGTAAAACAACAGTTGCACGTGCAATGCTTGAAGAGATAGGTGCAGATTACATTATAATTAACGGAAGTATGAATGGAAACATTGATACACTTCGTAACGATATAATGCATTTTGCATCTACGGTTTCTTTTGCTGGGGGGCGGAAGTATGTCATCCTCGACGAGGCTGATTACCTCAATCCCAACTCGACCCAACCTGCACTTCGTAACTTCATGGAAGAATTCAGTAACAACTGTGGCTTCATTCTAACATGTAACTTTAAGAATCGTATTATTGAACCTCTGCATTCAAGGTGTTCTGTTGTTGATTTCATTATACCAAAGCAGGATAAACTTGTTGTTGGTAAAAGTTTCTTTGACAGAGTAAAAAATATTCTTACTGAAGAAAAAATAACTTTCGACAAAGCTGTTGTTGCTGAGCTCGTTACAAGACATTATCCTGACTGGAGAAGAGTCATTAATGAGCTTCAGCGCTATAGTGCTAACGGATCAATAGATAGCGGAATACTTGCAAACACAGGTGATGCAAGTATTAAAGAATTGATCTGTCATCTAAAGGCAAAAAGTTTTACTGAAATGAGAAAATGGGTTGCTGAAAATAGTGACACAGACACAACAACTCTTTTCAGAAAGCTATATGATGCCTCGTCTGTTTTTCTTGAAACGAGATCAATACCGCAGCTTATTGTTTTGCTTGCAGACTATCAATACAAAGCAGCGTTTGTTGCTGACCATGAAATAAACACTGTTGCATGTTTCACTGAGATCATGTCCTCGTGTGAGTTCAAATCATGAAACCTTTTGATTTTTTGAACGAGATTAATTATGGTAAGAAAAATTTAATAGAACAATCAGATAATCCTGATTTAGCAGAAAAGATATACACACCGTTTCTTGTAAACAGGGGGTTGTCTTATTTTGCTGATACAATATTATTCGCGAATGAAATGAACATCCATCACCAATGTGATAACAAGCTCCAATTTGAATTTTACCTAAATACTGTAAGAAAAAGAAAACGTTTTACAAAATGGTATAAAAAGGAGCAAGATCAAGACCTAGACATAATTATGCATCACTATGGATACAGTTATGAAAAGGCAAGACAGGTGATATCTCTTTTTAATGAACAACAATTACAACAATTAAAAAAAATGAGATCAGAGGGTGGAGCGAATGACAATTGATTTGAATTCTATTGTTGAAGTAAGATTGAAAGAGGATGATGATTTTTTGAAGGTCAGGGAAACACTGACTCGGATTGGTGTAGCGTCACGTAAAGACATGACTCTGTATCAATCGTGTCATATCCTACACAAGCAAGGTCGGTATTATATCGTACATTTCAAGGAACTATTTGCACTGGATGGCAAACCAACAAATTTCGATGAGAATGATATATCAAGAAGAAACACTATAGTGAATCTTCTGGGCGAATGGGGTCTGGTTGAAATTTTGAATAAAGAAAAGACATCTGATCCCGTTGCACCTTTGAGCCAGATTAAAGTATTGTCTTTCAGCGAAAAGGACAAATGGAATCACGTTGTAAAATATAATATAGGAAAAAGACTCTAAGTTATATAAATAACAATGAGGTGCGGAATGGTCCGGCCTCGTTTCAACCTTGCTTAATAATAGGAGGTCATTATGACTAACATTCTTTTCCCAAAAGGCTCTTTCATTGGTTTTGAAGATTTATTTAAACAAATTGAAGGAGCGTCCGTACAAGCAAACGATCAATACCCCCCTCACAATATCGTAAAATACAGCGAAAACATGTATGGTATAGAACTCGCTGTGGCAGGTTTTACCCAACAAGATATAGATATTGAGTGTGATGCAAAGACACTTTATATCAGGGGCAAAAACAACACAGCTGATTCTGTAGCGAAAAAGGAATATGTCCACAGAGGCATATCCCAGAAGAAATTTATTCGCACGTTTAGATTAGCTGAGCACATT